CCGCCGACAAGGTATATGTTTTGTTTAGCTTGTAGGGCGCGCAACAAGGATGGAAATGCTTTGTGGCAAATTGTTTCTTTCGGTGGCAAGTTCAACGTGCGATTTTCTACGATGATTTTAAGGGGTTGCAAGCCAATCGTGCGCTCAAGTTCGTCAATGATTTCTGCTTTCAATGCATCGCGATCAATGGCGGGGGTATTGTTGCGGCGTTTCAAGATTTCGAGAATTGCCATTGCGTCATCATCATCACCTTGCATGTTAGCTAGCGGGGCGGGTGTTGGTGTTGGTGTTGGTGTTGGTGTTAGTGTTGGTGTTGGTGTTGGTGTTGGTGTTGGTGTTTCCTGTCCATCATACTGCATTTCTTCTTTATCACCTTCTTCGTCAACGTGCAGATCAAGAATTTGCTGCACTGTAAATTTCGTATTGTCAGAAATCCACTGCTCAAGCTGTTCACGGTTCGCGCAAGCTATGTCTATTCCTGATATGCTGCCGTCAAGCGTTCCAGCTTTGCGCATGGTTCTTAGGTAGTTTTTTAGGATGTCATTATTGTTCATTTTCATAATTATATTTTCGGTTTGGTTCGTTTGTTTGTTAGGGCGTTCTTGCCGTTCCCCTTCGTGGGGGCGCAATTATTTGCGTAGTTTTTAGCTAATGTCAAGCTAATGAGTGAAAAAAGATTAAAAAAGTTTCATTTGTTAAAAAATAGCTTTTTAATGGGTAGCTAAGGGTAGTTCATTTTTTTACTACCCGCTGTTGGAAAGTATATGGAATAAAGGTTTTTTTGAATAAGGGCAGAAGGGTAGTAAATTATCAAATTCATAGTGTGAGAGTAAGAATATATTTTTTTTCTTTCTATATATAGTTTCAATTTCAGGGTGCTACTGCCCTTCTGCCCTTTTTGGTGTTTTTCCTATATTCTAGGCGGGGCAGTTGACAAGGGCAGTGGTTTTTTTTACTGCCCTCACTGCCCTTTATCTGTTGGGGAAATGACATGGCGGAAAATAGTTCGGGGAAATGAGAAAAAAAAATAAGCACGTGATTTGTGATTAGATAGGGGGAAAATAAAAGGATAAAAAAACACGTGATTTGTGCTTGAATTAATCGAGCAGGGGCATGATTTTTTGTGTCTATGAAAAAAGAAAATTTATCATTAAAAAGTGCAAGGTATGACAAGGGGGCAGTGCTTAAAAAACTATTGCCCCGATTAAGAAAAGGCGAATCTGTTTCGAAGGTGGTCGAAGATAATCAAAACGACTTTCCATCATGCGCGCAGATATCAAAGTGGATGTCCAGTGACAGAAAATTTCGGGCATGCATTGAGCTAGCTAGGGAAATCGGGGGCGACTATATCGCTGCAGATTGCCTAGCCATTGCCGATGCAAGCGGGGGCGGCAGTGTCGAATCTATGGTAGAAGTGCAGCATCGCAAGTTGATGGTTGATACCCGCTTGCGATTGCTCGCGCTATGGCATCCCAAGCGTTATGGCAATCGAATAGAAATCAATGGGGAAATAGTGCATAGTATTTCACCACTGGAGCAGTTGCGCGCCCTACAAGCTAGTCACGCTGCCCCGCTAGCTATCGCCCCCGCTAACGTGGTAATCAACATCGAGCAGGACATCGAGCAGGACATCGAGCAGGACATCGAGCAGGACATCGAGCAGGACATCGAGCAGGACATCGAGCAGGACATTGAGCAGGACATCGAGCAGGACATCGAGCAGGACATCGAGCAGGACATCGAGCAGGACATCGAGCAGGACATCGAGCAGGACATCGAGCAGGACATCGAGCAAGACGCGAATGACTGCATCTAAAAAAGTGGTGCTAGCTAGCTTGCAAGCCTTCTAGCTAGCTATTTCCAGCGGGGCAGCGTGCTGCAAGCTATATTCTAAGCGGCGCGGAGCGTGCTTTTCCTCTGGAAAGCTGATAGATAGCTAGCTAGCTACTGCCACCCCGCCATGGGTTGACTGGGCTATGATGTGATTCGGACGTTCCCCCTCTAAAAATATAAAAACGACCCCGCAAGAAAAGGGCAAATTTAAGCATTTAATTATCTAATTGACTTCCCCAAAAAAATATAAAAAAGTAAATTCCCCAAGGGGCAAAATCCCTTACCTACCAACAACCAGACAATAAAATGAGCAAGAAAATCTATAGCAAAGACACCCCCATAGATACCAACGATGTGATGTCCATGTTGGAAAACCCATGGTGGCGGCTGAGAAATCTCTACCACATCAAATCGGAGGACACGGGGCAGATTATCCCATTCAGACCCTACCCAGAACAGGAAGAAGTGTTCAAGGGCATTGTGGATGATGGTTTCAAACGCATCATTATCCCCAAAGCAAGACGGCGGGGCATGTCAACTGGGATTGATATTTTGATGCAGGACTATGCGCTAACTAACGCTGGGTTTGAAGGTGGTATTGTTGACAGAAACCAAGCAGAAGCGTCTAAAAAGCTATCTAACATCATCAAAATTAGCGTGGAAAAACTACCTGAGTTCCTTCGGGAAAACATCATCCTCAAGAAAAGCAATGATGATCACCTTAGTTTCTCTGTTGGGAAGGACATTGACAGTCATATCTATGCATCCACTGGGTATCGGGGAGGTAACTGTAACTTTTTGCACGTTTCAGAATGGGGGTGGATTCAATGTGCTGACCCCAAACGATCTGAGGAAATTCAAACTGGTGCTATTCAAGCGGCACGTAAGGGGATAACCGTGGTGGAAACCACATGGAAGGGTGGCAAGCGTGGGCATTTGTGGGAATACACCAAGAGTGCGCTCGAAACACCAGACAATGAGAAGCATAGCCGATCTTGGAGGGTGATGTTTTTCCCGTGGCACACTGACCCAGTTTACAGTTCACCCACAGGGTCACCGATCAGACGGGAGGTGATGGACTACTTCATGGAGTTAGCTGGGGTTCACAACATTATTTGCACAGAAGCGCAGATGCGTTGGTATCAGGAAGAAGCGTTCCCGTTGGGTAACAATCGGTTCGGGGAATACCCATCGACGTTGGAGGAATGTTTCAAAAGCCCCATGGAGGGTGTGATCTATGAAGCGGAGATGTCCCGCGCGATGGCAGAACGCAGGGTTACTACCATACCCATCGAACAGGGGTTGCCCGTCTTTGTCTCAATGGACATTGGGCGCAACGATGCGATGCCGTTGGTGTTCATTCAACCCGTTGGGAAGGAGTTACGAGTGGTTGGCTACTACGTCAACCATCGTGAAGCAGTGTCCCACTACGGCAACTACATCAAGACGTGGATGGCAGCAAAGCGGGTTCAGGATGTGCGTATAATTTTACCTCATGATGGGGGTAGAAAGTCAATGGAGTCGGGGCGCACGTTGGTAGATGTGCTACGCGAGATGGGGTTCGCTAACGTGCAGACCATCCCTAAGATTTCGTCGGTGTGGGCTGGGATAAATTATGTGCGCGACACCTTCCCCTACCTTTATTTTGACAGGCTAGCTATCTCTGAGAAGTTCTCACGGGGTTCAAAGGAGTTCCCTAGCTTGCTTGAGTGCATAGAGAACTACCACCAAGCGGAAACGGCAGGGGGGATGATGACTAGCTTAGAACCCGTGCATGATGACTACTCTCATGGATGCGATGCGCTACGGACGTTCGCGGAGGGGTGGCAGCGGGGGATGATCTCACGCACCGTGGGGCGCGCAGTAGCTAGCTTTGGGGGCAACTATGCTGATGAAGATGAAGAACCGACTAAATCACGACTAGCAGGGGGGTTGAAATGGAGGAAGTAAGCACGTTGAAAGCGTTAAAGGGTGATACACCATTCTCCACCATGTTGATGATGATGGATGCAGGGGGGTTGAGCCAATGGTTATGGGCATACATTGATGCTTGCTCCCGTTGGGGGGTGTTCCATTGCGATGTGGACTACTGTTTGCTAGCTAGACCAGTGGACTCAAGCACCCACATAGATGCCCTTAACGCATTAGCTGACATCGAGTGGGAGAAGGACTTACCATTGTGGCAGTTTGCCCGTAAAAAAGATGCATGGCACGTCATCTTCGCGGCAGGGGACATAAAAAAAATTTTTGAGCTTGCGTTACCCCCACTACCCAAGCTAATTTGGCAACGCAACGGGAGAAACCCCATTAAAGTTCACAATTTCCAACAAATAAAAGAACAAATCTATGTCATCCGCACCAAAGACACTAAAGACACCACCATCTACCCAAGTTGTTGAGGTGGATGCAATAGCTAAGAAGCAAGCAGAGCTTGAGCGCAGACGCAAAAACAGTTTCTATTCCAGCTACCGTGGTTCGGGTGCATCCAGCACGACCCTTGCCGTAGGTGATCAAATACTTGGGTAACTCTAGCTAACAAATAATTTTTCCCCATCAACAATCCTATGCCAATCGACGTAACAACTGAGCTACTACTATGCCAAACAGGGGAGTCTGAGCGTTCCGCTATGGACTCATGGTGGCAGTCGATCAAAGATGTGTGCGTCCCGAAAGATGCATACATCACACGGCAACGGGGGGGTTCACCTACACAGGACTATGACCGCATCCATGACACTACCATCGTTGAGAGTGCAGAGGGTCTAGCTAACATGATGACTGCCCAGCTTACCCCCGCTGGTGAGCAGTGGCTAGCCTATAAACCTACTTATGACTTTACCAATGATGAACAAGTAGTTGAGTGGTATGCAGAGTGTTCTGCACGGGTGCTTCACCTACTGAACCAATCAAACTTTCAGATTGTGCAGTCCGATCTCAACACTGAGCGCGCGACAGTTGGCACGGGCATGTTTATGGCATACGAGACAGGCAACAAGTATGCACCTTTTCGATTCAAATATGCCCACGTTGGCACTTACACTTTTGAAGAAGACCTTGACGGCAGAGCAGATGAAATTCGACGTAAGTTTGAAGCTACTGCTGCCCAGCTTATGCGTGAGTTTCCTGATGCAGCGTTTGGTGCTAAGGTTCTCAATGCGTATGCTGATCAGACCAAACGCCACACACAAAAATTTACCATCTGGCACGTAGTAAAACCTCGCGTTGAGCGGGACAAAACCAAGATGGAGAACACTAACATGCCCTACGCTGAGTTCTACATCTGCGTTGAGGATAGAAACGTCATCAATGAAGGTGGGCAGCATGAGTTTTGTGCAGTTGTGTCCCGCTTCCAATCGGGCATGGATGGTTCTAAGTGGGGCATTTCCCCTGCTTACAAAGCGATGCCAGCAGCAGCACAAGTTAATTTCCTCCAAGAACAACTGGACGTTCTGTTAGACATTCAAATCAACCCCCGTGTCATCGCAGAAGCGGGTATGGTGGGTGAGATTGACATGCGCGCAGGGCAGAAGACTCTGGTTCGTGCAGGGGGCATGTCGGGTTCTGGTGGGGTTGGTGTGCGCGAGTGGCTAACAGGGGGCAACTACCCTCTCGGTAAAGACCGCATAGCTGACAAACAATCCCAGATTCGCAAATTATTTTACCATGGGCTATGGGCAGACCTAGCTAGGGTTGAGAAGGAGATGACGGCAGAAGAAGTTCGCGCCATCCGTGATCAATCAGAGATGCTTTTCGTAGGTGTCAACGCACGGTTTGAATCTGACATGAAACCCATTTTGGCACGTAGGTC